GTTGTAGGTTTACTAATAAAACCTTTAGATACAAAATACAATGCAGCAGGGTCATCTGAATTGTAAGTATGTGGGGATGACCACCAATCCATACTTGTTCTTAACCAATTAAAATCTACAGGTATTGGTGCGTTATTACCATAGGCAGCATTCGTTGTGTTTATTGTAGATTTTATAGACATATCAGTACCTATTGTAAGTAATATATCTTTTATATTGTGTGGTGCATTTTTCTCATCTTCATTACTAAAAAACTCATCTTTTGATTTACCCCAAAAACCATAAGAATCTGTTGCTGTTAGATTAAATTCATAAGGAAACGGCATATTTTCAATAGCATCAAAAGCAGGTTGAACCCAACCAAACCACCATAAAGCACCCCTATTCATTGGATCATTACTTTTGTAAATTCTTATGTAGTATTCTTTATATCCTTGAGAAACTGAATCATATAAAAAACTTTCATCAGTAGCATTTTCTACTATATAATTAAGTTTACATTCTGAACCTAAAAACTCTCTATCTCTTGTACCTCCTTGCCCATTCCAAGTAATCTCAAATCCTTCACCTCCTGTATTAAATTCAAGTGCAGGTGCAAAATATTTTTTTACGCTTATTTCTTTTACATCTCCTACAAAGGCAGTAAGAGGGTCTATAGATAATTGAGTCCCATTTGATGTAACGATTTCTGTATGTACACCTACTGTAGTTAATAAAGATGTAGCTGCTGTACCTAATTTGACCTGTACGCTTCCAATTATATCTGTATAACCATTAGATGCAGCTAACTCTATTGTAACCTCATAAGCTACACCACTTTCGAGAATACTACCACCACTTAAATCATATTCTAAAGCATCACTTGATCCTGTCGAATGTCTTGCTGCACCTCCATTATCAGAGGTATAAGCCCAATTACTCGCATTATTCCAATAATTATTAAAAACTGCTACACTAGAGAACTCTCTAGCTGCTGGTAATTCAGGATAAAGTTGTGTACCACCTGTAGTATTAATATCAGCATAATCTTTCTTCCAAATTTCAATAGTCCAATTTGAACCTTTTTCACCTAGAATATTAGTGTATCGGTATTTACCAAATCTTAAAGCCATAATTTATCTTCTACTTTTTCTTCTTTGTGCTTTATCAAATACAATCAATAAATCATCTCCCGATATTCTTACATCGGGTATTACAGTCTCACTACCACCTAAAGCGTGGTTAGGTATAATTGTTCCTGAAGTGCTACCTGGATTAAATAATTCTGGTCCATTTTCTCCTACCATATATGATGTGTTTGCAAGTACAGGTCCTCCACTTGCTCGACCCTCTAATGTGTCAAATAGACCACCACCCATTCCTATATTTTTAAAGTTTGCTAAAAAACTAGAACCACCTGCTGCACTTCCAGGAAATATAATTGACATTAAAGCAGCTAGTATAGCAGTTTGAATTATCATCTTAGCTATTGACTTTAACATTTGTACAACAAGATTACCAAACTTTTCTCCAAAAGATAATGTTCTTTCTTGCATTTCCTCAACTCCATCAACCATCACTGTAACCATTTCAGTTTGTTGGTCAAATAGACTTGCTAGTCCCGAAGAGAAGTTAGTCATTACACCACCCCAAAATTCATTAATTCGGTCTTTCGCAGCTTTAGTTTTGTCCTCTATGTTTTGAAGGAAAGTCTCATAATCTCTTAAAAAAGGAAGAAGAGATGATCCATCGTATTCTATTATTTCGTCATCTTCTGTAGGGTCAATAATAGGGGTAACAGTAGGGTCATCTAAAATTTGACCTGCTGTAGAGCCGATTTCTTCTAAAAACTTTAAGTAATCTTTAAGTGCGTCTGTAGCTGTATCATAAGATTTAGTAGCTTGACCAAGTTCCTCGCTGTTTTTTGCTGTTGCTGCCTTTACCTTTTGACTTATTTTTATGCCTTGTACTTGACCCTGAACATACTCATACCCACCTATTACTGCCTTTTCAACAAACCTACCTCCATCATCTAAGACTCTATTTAATTGTTGCTGCGTGCTTAAATTCTCATTTAATTTTACACCTAGCTTTTCGTATGTATCCCTTAACCCTTCGTTAGCTTTATCTTCAGCTTCAATTACCTTTGTATTAGCTTCATTTTGAGCAGCCATTAATGCTTGTATCTTTTTTGACTCTGCTTGGAATCTCATCTTTTTTAATAAAGATTCATTTGCTCCTTCTAAAGCTTTCTTAATAGCTTCATTTTCTACTTTTTCAGCATTAAGGTTGGTTAAGAAATTAGGGTATTTAGTTTGAAGTTCTTTTATTAACTTTATTCTTTTTTCTGTACCTTCATTAGCACCCATCGCTCTAGCTGCTAAATTTTTTAAAGCGTTTTGCTCTTTTTCTAAAGGAGATTTTGTTTCCCTAGATGAATGAGCTAGTGATATAAATGCTGTTGCTAGTGCTGCTACACCTATAGTAACTGGGCTGATAAGTGATATTAAAGCTCCCATACCCATCATTACAGGTCCTATTGCTGCCATAACACCACCAATGGTAATTATTAATTTTTTAGTATCATCATCTAGCAAACTAAATTCACTTGCTAAATTTGTTACTTTATCAATAATAGGCAATATAGCATCTGCAAGTAAAGCACCTAACTCAATATTCATAGACTCAATAGCAGATTGCATTTTCTTTACTTTTGCAAAGGTTGTTTTACCCATTGCATCAGCCATTTCTTTGAGTCTACCTGTATTTGTTTTGTACTCTTTAGTAAGTTCGGCTACTTTATCTTTATTATTAGCTAAAATAAGTAATTGGTTAGCCGAGGTAACACCTGCTAATTTCATAGCTTTTCGTAGACCCATCTCACCTTGAGTGGCTAGGTCTAAGACTTTTGTAAAATCAACACCTTCTTTGTTTAACTTCATAAATATCTTACGAAGTCCAGTACCTGCTTTAGAAGCCTTAATACCATTATCCATCAAGACACCCATCATCGCAGCTAGTCTATCTAAATCTACCCCTACAGCATTAGCTGAAGCACCTGCGTGACCAAAGGCTGTTGCGAATGTATTAAGTTGTATAGATGAATTTGCGGCGGCTGATGCTAAAGTATTAGCTACTTTGGTTGCGTGAGATGATTCTAATTGAAAAGCGTTAATGGATGTAGATACAGTCTCTGCTGCTAAAGATAAATCCTCTCCTGTTGCTAAAGCTAAGTCTAATATGGATTGTTCCATATTTTTTATAGCAGTAGGATCAAAACCTTTACGACCTAAAACTAATTGTAAGTCGGCTACTTGAGTAGCAGTAAACTGAGTAGTTGCACCTAATCTCTTAGCTTCTGCTGTAAGCATCTTAAACTCTTCGGTAGTTGCTCCAGTTACTGTGTTTACCTTCATCATAGCGTTCTCAAAATTAGAGAACGTATCGAAGGCTTGTTTACCCATAGCAGCTAAAGGTGCTGTAACACCAAAAGATAGCATAGAACCAACTCTAGCTGCTTGAGAAGCAAAACCTGCTATTGATTTATTTGCTTTACCAAGACTTGCTTCTAAGCCTTTGATATTAGCAGCTACAATTATCGATATAGTTTTAACTCCACCCATTATTTAAACTTTGATTTTTTTAGATTCTACTAGTTTGTATTTTTCAAGAATCTTAGCAATATGCTCTTTACTAGCAATATCTTTTTTGACTTTCTTAACTTTATTATCCCAAGGGAAAGGCATTAATTCTTGTGGCTTTATTTTATTTTTAGAGTGAGGTAGTATAGCAGCGTGAACAATCATTCTAGTTTGTTCCCAATTATTTTGAGATAGTTGTTCGTTGTATTTTTTGAACCCCTTGAGTTTGTTTTCAAAGGAACGTGGAGTTAAATCATATAAATTATCGTATGACAACCCCAACATTCCTAATCCAACTTGTTCTACTTTATCCCAACTAATTTCATCTACTAAATCAATATCATCATCATCTCGTTTACCACCATTACTCCTTTCCCCTTCTACTTTCCCTTTTTCTGAGGTTGGTCTAATTGGAACGCTTCAAAAATTTCATTTATCTTACCGAAATCTTCATTGTCTATCCATTGTTCAATATCTCGAACTTTGTACTTAAACTCTTCTCCGTTCTTCTTAGCACCATACTTTAAGCCATAATAAGCGATAATACCAATGTGGTCTACTTCTGTTCCTAACTGATCCATTTGATTTAACTTTAACTTACAATCTTGACAAATGTCTTTTAAAGCTAAATAGCTAAATCTGATTGGTCGTTTCTGACCACCTATTTCTACCTTTTTCATTTTTATTTAATTGATTGATTTATAAAACTTTCTTTAGTGATGCCGAACTAAGCCAAATTGTAGTTGCTTCTGTAGTAAAAGCATTTTTTATAACAAAATCAGCATCTTGTGCTTTAAAAACAACTGTATGTGTTTGACTT